AGGACAGGATAGATCTTTCTTTTATTCTGCTGTTGGCGTTGTTGAGAGTAACTATTTGGAAGATATAATATCTTCATTGTTTTAATTTTTTACCACATATAGGACATTTCTTTCTTCTTTTTCTATTCCTACTAGTGTCTATAAATACACCACAATCAACACATATTCTTACCATTTAAACACTCCTGTTAGGTAGATAGAGTATTTTCATCTTTTTTCCATTTAAAATAATTTCTTATGTTTATAAATATAGATGGTATACATATTATTAATAATCCTCCAGCTATTTTAGGATTTTGTATAGCAATAATAATCCACAAGACACCACTCGCCATATGAACTAACCATCCTACTTTTTTCTTTTCTCCCACTAACCATTTAGCTATAATTTCTAATATTCCCGCTATCCAACTCATTTAAACACTCCTATTAAAAAGAATAGTCCATATATAAGATAATTCAACACAATCCCCAGTGTGATAAGAAAGAAGAGAGTCGGTAAGACATATAGAATCTGTAGAGAGGTACGAGGATGTTTTTTCGCAAAATAACCTCTCATTTTCGCATAACGTAACACCTGCGCTAAGTGTTTCTTAAACAACTCTCTTCTATGGTGATACACTAACACGGCTGGATGATAGACAACTCTTTTCCCCTCAGCAATTATTTTTAGACAGAGGAGGGTGTCTTCACCTGGCCAATGTGGTGTACTGAATCCACCAATTTTATTAAACAACGATTTTCTTACAAATAAGTTACAGGAAGGGAAATCTTCTACATCTCTTGCCTTGCAGGGGAAATATCTGTATTTATAGGGGCTAAGGGCGTAAATCAACCCACTTGCCTTCTGGCGCAAGTTATCTGTTGGTGGGGTTACTCCTGGACCGCAAACTGCGCCTATATCTCCATTAAATACTTTCTCTGCTTCGTTTAACCATTCAGCGTCAGGATAAGCGTCACTATCTAGGAATGCGAGGATGTCGCCTCTGGCGATTTTTGAAGCGCTATCGCGCTTAATACCTGGTGGGTCATCTCCTGTCATCACTAACAGTTCGTAATTGAAGTGATTTAGCCTATCACAAGCTCTTATACACTCATGGGCTTCTAAGTAGTCTTTACAGGTTATTATTATTGAAAAGGTCATATTGTTTCACAATGTTTAATCTATACCATATAGCAAGGGTATCTACAATCATTTTAAACACAGATCTAAATTTAATTCTATTCCTTCTTATTCTCACACTCACGGGAAACTCCACAATCTTATATCCCCTCCTATTCGCTGCGACTAGAACTTCTAAGTCAAAAGCAAATCGCTTAGTTAGTGTTACACCTATCGTGTCTCCTAATACACCAGCTTTAAATACCTTAATCCCAGTCTGTGTGTCTTTACAGGGTAAATCAAACAATAACCAAGTTAACCAATAATAACAATTAGTAGTCAACCGTCTATACCACCTATATTTCATAGATGAGTCGTTATGAAGCTTTGATCCAATCATAATATCACTATCCCTATTCAACGCATACATATAAGAATAATAAATTGCATGAGGGGATATATCACAATCCCCATCAAAAAAGGTAACATAATCTCCTTCAACTTCAAAATAGTAGGCAATACACAAGGCTGTTCCCTTACCTTCATTAAATTGGTTTACACAGATTTTTATAGGAATTTTTTCGGCAAGATCACGCAATCTAGCATAAGTATCATCGCTTGAACCATCATCAGAGAAGATTAATTCAAAATCAAATTTATAACAACTGAGTGTGTTATATATATTCAATGCGTTCTCAACTATCTTTTTTTCTTCATTATAAACAGGGACGATAATTGAAAGCATAATTCATACTACCAGATAGTTAGTTTTTGTCAAGAAAAAAAAGCCCATTAGAAATGATATTATAACCCCCATTAAAAACAAGTTTATAAAAAAACCTTTTGACGAGATCCTTGATTCTATGATATAATCGAAGTAGAATGAGCGAACTTCAACCTTTTGACGGACCATTAATCACAGACCAAGAAGAAATGGCTATTCAACTAGTTTCAGAGGGTAAATCCTTTTCAGAGATTGCAGAGTTCCTTGAGGTTGAGACTAGGGATGTAAAACGTATTTTATCTAAGCCACAAGCAGAGGCTATTCTAATAGATTATTATAATAAAAAATTACGGTATGAAATGGCTCCCAAAGCCTTGAAAGTCATAGATGAGATTATGGAGCAAGACGATCACAAACCAGCAAAGCTAACCGCTGCTTTAAAAGTACTAAGTGCAGTTAATGTGATAAACAAAGAAAGTGTCGGGGGAAGCAAAGTATTTGTTAGTAACACTAATGTAAATGTAGGAGGACAAGCTAATAACTTATCCAAAGAACAAATCGCAGTTATCAGGGGTAACCTCATTGAGCAACGCGAGAAACTTACAAGTGAGTCAGCTAGCTCAGATTGATCAGCAAATAGAACAACTTGATGTATTGGAAGCGATGGCAAGGGCAGAAGAAGATCCTTACTTCTATCTGACTACCTTTGCCTACACGCTAGACCCTCACGATCAAACACATCCAATCAAACTATTCCCTAAACATCCCTACATTAAACTACTTTGTGAGGAGTTCCTAAGCAACAAATTGTTGTTGGTTGAGAAGTCTCGCCAGATGACAGTGACCTGGACATTCGTAGCACTATGTTTGTGGGATGCCCAGTTCAAGAAAGGAAGGTTAGTATTCTTCCAATCCAAGAAAGAAGAGGATGCCAATGCTCTTGTAGAGCGGGCAAAGTTTATATATGAACATCAACCTGAATATTTTAAAGCAAAGTATCCTGCTAAGAAACCTTTTACCTATATGAAGTTGGAATTTCCAACTCAGTTCTCAATGATAAGAGCTACACCTCAGGGAGCAGAACAAATAAGGATGCACACATCAAGCGTAATATTTAGTGATGAAATGGCTTTTCAAGAAGGGGCTCGCGATGCCTATGCAGCCGCGAAGCCTACTATAGATGGTGGTGGACGCTTTATTGGAGTATCCACTGCCAACGGAAAAAACTTCTTCTATAGATTATCGCACGATCTAGAAGGAGCTTGGAGTAGAGATGAGGGACAAAACAGCACATAAAACAAAATTTCCTAAAACAAAACGTGGGAAGATAAAAGTTAAGAATAAAACAAAGAAAAGATAATGGATGAAAGAAGGATAGCTGGTACGAAAGTATTTTCTGGTGTAGAGGTAAGAACAAACAGGAATAAATTTAGGGTTGTTCGCCTACACTATACAGCTGATCCTCACAAGGCAACAGACGACTGGTATAACAATACTCGTCCTGGTATGCCTGAAGATAAATGGGAACAAGAATATGAGATCAACTTTAACGTACTTCATGGTAAGCGCTTTTATAATGAGTTTGATTACGAGCGACATTCCGCAGCTCTCAAATTTAACCCCAATCTTACAATGCTTAGGGGTTGGGATTTTGGGTATCATTATCCTGCATGCGTGTGGGCCCAGATAGATTTAAAAGATAGACTTAATGTATATAGAGAGGAGATGGGGTGTGATGAAGCTCTTATTAACTTTGCGAAAAGAGTTGTGCGGATTAGTACACAAGAATTTCCTGGATGCAAATTCAAAGACTTTGCTGATCCAGCTGGTAAACAATCTAGTGACAAGAGTGAAAGAACCTCGGTAGATATTTTACGTGGGTTAGGAGTTCGTCCTCAAATGAGAAAAACTGAGAGAATACTTGGATTTAACATTATGCGTAATCTAATGCTTAGACACACAGTTCTACCTGATGGGACTAAAACGCCATCATATATAATTGATAAGAAGTGTACAGTTTTAATAGATGGTTATATGGGTGGTTATCACTACCCAGAGACTAAAGACGGCAAACCTCAAAAAGAAGACCCTAGTGGTGGAGGTTTTTATGAGCACTTGCAGGACGCTTTACGCTATATCTTAATCTGTTTGTTTAGGCCTAATGGAACAGTCTATCACAACATCCGTCCTTTCTACAGAATAAGAAAAAGCGTTAGTCAAATAACAGGATACTAATGGTAATGAATCAAAGTTCACTTTCAAATTTTTCAAGTAAAGCTCTAGAGAAGATGTTTGGTAAAGATAAACCACCTGCTAAAACTTCAGCTATAAAGAGTAAGTATGATAAGGAGTTTTTCCTAGGTAAGAAGAAAGGAAAGACTCCAAGAAAAAGGGATTGATGCTCGCCCTATAGGTACTTGGAGAAACAAAGAACAACAGGCAGAATATAAAAAGAGTGGTAAATCTAAGAGCGATACTTCTTGGCATATGACAGGGCGTGCTCTAGACATAGGAATATTTAACAAGAAAGGTGAGCTCTTAGGTCATGCAAATGACTATAAAGAAATAGGAAAGATACTTAAAGAAATTAATGACCCAGAGATAATCTGGGGTGGTGACTTTGATACTGGTAAGCCACAATATACAGGTGGTGGTTGGGATTCAGGGCACATAGAATATCATCCTGGGTATACAAGTACACAACATAAACAGTTTATGAAAAGTAAAGAATATTTTACGTATCAAGATTACTTAAAGAAACAATCAGAGGAGTAACTATGGCCAAAGATGAAATAATGAATAAGAAGTCCAAGACTAAGGACGGTAAAGAGGAAAAGGAAAAGAAAGAAGAGTCTTCTATCCAATTCCAATTTAACGATGAAGAGCAGAATAAAATCATTCAAATGATTATTGATGATTATAATACTGACAAATCTGCCCGTACTGAATTCAATGCACGTCTAGAAGAAATACTTTTCTTGTTTGAAGGTAAGAGAGAATCTAAGAGCGACCCTTGGCCAAATTGCTCTAATGTGAATACTATGCTTACTGCTGTTGCTTGTGAAATAGTACACTCTAAATTACTCCCTACCATATGGAATGAAGACAATATGGACTGGCGTTGTGAGGATGTAGCCTTTGGTGATAACGCTCATAATATACGCAAGTTCATGAAGTGGGCGACCCGTGAAGTTGAGATGGGTAAAATAGTTGATGACCTTACTTATGACTCAGTACTCTTGGGTACAACTGTTCACAAGATACGCAAGACTATAAGCTATAAATGGGTTCAACGTAAAGTTCCCGATAAAGAAACTATAGTAGAGAAAGCTGCTAAGGCTATGGGGATACCTGTTGAAAAGAAATATAAAGTCAAATATGAATATATCCAAGATATACGCAGAGAGATAGATTCAATCAACCTAGAGGATTTCTACTTTCCTTACTATGCTAAGGATGAGCAGGAGTGTGATCATTTGATTCACAGGTTTTTTAAGACATATCCCGAAGCTCTTGACTTAGAGACTCGTAATTATTGGAAGAACGTAAAAGCTAAACTTAAAGACAGAGTTGATGAGATAGTACTTGAGGGTAAGACTAAAGAAGATATGGACTCTGAAGGAATGGCTAAGGTTGAATCTCTACGTGATAATAAACCTCTTATGTTTATAGAGTGGTATGGTGATTATGATTGGAATAAAGATGGAATACTAGAGAAGTGTGTATTTGTTATTCAACACTCTGATTCACAGTTTGGTGGAAAGGGTGTATATATATCAGGTAAACCACTTACTACAGTATCTAGAATAGAGAAGAGACCATTTGTAGTAGGCCAATATATAAGACGTTCTAATAGATTACTCGGTAAAGGTGTTGCTCACCTAGTAGCTAATCTTCAAAAACACATAGATAGTTTTTATAACCAAAAGAATGACGCAGGTACTTTATCGTTGATTCCATTTGGTGTATATACTCCAGCTTCTGGTTTTGACCCCGATGAAGTTACAATGAGCCCTGGTAGTTGGTATCCTGTAGATGATGTAAGTGGTATTCAATTTGTAACAATACCTAATAACACTGGTGCTACCTGGGAAGATATTAGATTTCTTATTTCGATTATAGAACGCTTAACAAGTGCAACCCCTTATCAGCAAGGACGTGAGTCTGATGTTGTTAAGAGTGGTGCGACTGCTACTGCAACCATTGCTCTTATCCAAGAAGGTCAGTCTATGTTTGTAAAGACAGCTAACCGTCTTGCAAGAACAGTAGCTAAGATTTCAGAAGCTCTACTTCAAAGTTACCAAGAAGATATGCCTCCAGGTCTAGCTGAACGTGTTACAGGTGAACACGGTGAGAATTTATTCCCTGAAGGAATTAGCCCAGAAGATATAGCTGGTAGGTATCACTGTTACCTTAATATAGACACTCTCTCATTTAACAAGTCAGTTAGACGTAGTGTTGACCTACAGTTATACCAGTTCTTTATGGCTAATCCTATAGTAATGTCTAACCCTGGTTATGTGTGGGAACTCTCAGCAATGGTATTAAAAGCCTTAGAAAAGAAAGATAATGATATTGAGAAGATAATTGGCCCTCGTCCTAACTTAACATATGCAGAACTTAATGACGCTAAAGAAGAAAACATACAGATGTTAGCAGGACGTAAGGTAGATATAGATATGAACGAACCCCTCTTTGAACACCTTATCACCCACTTAGCTTTTAGAAGCACACAGGTTTATAAAGAGATGGAGCCTGAAAAACAGGCACTTGTTGAAGAGCACATAGAGGATACCAAGCTGGCCTTAACAATGCAGATGAGAACGATGCAAGCACAAATGCAAGGAGGAGAAGGTGGAGAACAAACTGGACAGATTCCACAAGGAGTATCAGCGGGAGGCGTTCCAGGAGCTCCAACGGTCAAAAGGATGGGAGCTTTATCTCCTGAAACTTTCCCAGGAGGCGAACCAATACCAGGGGCAACTGGACAAGGCGCTGCGGGAGGACAACCTGGCGCAGGCACGGTATTACCAAGGTAGGATACACCAGATAAAGCACGAACAAAGTATCCCTATTGATAAATTAAAGGTTCTTAGTAATCCACAAACTATGGGAGAAAAAGATGAGTGAGAATGCAGTAACAATAAAACCAGAACAGACACCACAACCAGACGTACCACAAGATAGGTTTAATGAAATTTATCGTAAATGGAAAGAAGAACAGGAAAAGAATACACGTTTAACTCAAGAAGCAACATCTATCCAACAGGAAAATTCATCTCTAAGGGCAACATTAAATAATGTAGGACCTACACCAACCCCTCAACCAGCGACTGAGTTACCCCCACAACGGAAAGAGGTAATGACAGATACTGAGTGGAATGAGTGGTTCACAGAGAATCCTAGCCAAGCAATAGATTGGAAGAATAAGAAAGCTTTTGAAAAATCAAATAGAGAGAATGAAGTTAGACAGAAAGATCAAAGTTTCCTAGAAGCTCAAAATACTTCTAGAGAAAAATTAGTAACAAAACATGCCGATATGTATCAAAGAGATAGTAAAGGTGTTGTAGTTAGAACAGCTGAGGGGTTACCCTTACTTGACTTAAATTCTGAAAAGGTTCAGTTGTTTAATCAGGTAGTAAGAGATAATCCAGACTTAGCTAAATTAAAATCAGGGCCCGAATTAGCAATGAGGGAGATGGAGAAAATTATGAATGATAAGAATATAGACCCTAAGAAAATTCACACAGAAGGAGTTACTGAAGGTGTTCAGAAAGCTCAAACAGCTGCGGCTTCGGCTCAAGCTGGCTACACGGCAGAATCTAGTAGTGGGCCTGCTGCCTCTGCTCCTCAACCAGACGGTGGGCTGAGTGGGGAAGAAAAGAGAATAGCAGACAGAATGAAAATTACCTATGAAGATTATGCTAAGCAAAAGAACGTACCTCGCAGGGCTCCTAGAAATAAGGTGGATTACACTTAATGTTTAAAAATTGGCATCCAACTGAAAGTGGTGGTCGTAAGGCTTTTAGAGGAAAGGATAAGCACGATAGTGCAGGTGTTAAAGGAAATGAATCTCGTTGGGTATATTGTCGGCATTGCGGTTTTCCAATAGATACCGAAGTACATCAACGTGGAGAATGGGGCGTCCCAAATGACGTTACATTTACTACCTCATCCTATACTCATCCAGTTGTTGGTCTCGTGACAGGTAGCTCTGCTACTACATGGGGCTCGGCTGTGACAAATTATGTGGGCGACCCTACAACTCATGGAGGATGTCCTCTTTGCTCAAGCAAAGATTACTGATATTGTGTGATAGAGCGCACGGTATTAAATATGGGTAACCCCATAGGAGGATTTAAAAATGAGATGGACTTATGATTTATGTGGTGCGGAACCTATTATAAAAGATTGCCCTATTTATGATGCAACAAATCTAGAGAACGGTGAGCTTTTAATGAAAGGTACTACTTCCACAGGAACAGGAAACAGTTGGGTTAGTTTAATCAGTTCTTATGCAGGTGACGCTACAGCGGATGCAATAGACTCAGTTGGTATCCTACTTGAAGACCAATATGGTGCAAATGGAACAATTACTCCTAGTGCTACTTTCGCTGGTACAACTGGCGTAAGACATGGCAAGGTAATAATTAATCCTTTTGCAGTATATCGTGCAGAGTATGGACAAGCAGCTGCAGATGATTCTGTTGTTGGTACAGGTAATTCAACCACTGCTGTTGGACAGGTTATGGCAACAGCTGGTGAAGCGGTAGGTGGGTTTATTTATTTTACTCATATAGCTACTAACCAAGATGCCTTAAAAGGCAGTTTAAGAATGGTTGTTAGTAATAGTATAGAATCTGCTGGAGTTACTGCATTAGCAGCAGCACCAGTAGCTGCCACTGAACTTTTTATTTGTATTCAGCCAGCACACAATTACACAATGGGTGTAAATGCTGCTGCAACAGGTTTAAGTAGTTCAGGTACAACTATGACTGACCTTATGAGTAACGCAGAAGGAACTAATTTGAGAATAGTTGAGAGTTGGATAGAAGCACCTGGTATTGGATTTGTACCTCTAGTAGGTTACAAGAACCGCGATACCAATTTGGACTTAGGAGCTTTAGACAATTTACCAAGTACAACCAAATTCTATAGTGATATTATGCAAAAGGATCACTTGTTTGGTGCACAAGAATAACGTTGTGTGACAAAGCGCACGATGTTATGTGGGTAAACCCACAGGAGGTTTTACATGAGATGGGCTTATGATTTAAGTGGATGTGAACCAATCATCAAGGATTGTCCAGTTTACGATGCGGCTAATTTAGCCAATGGAGAAATGTTGATGAAAGGAACAACAGCTACAGGAACTGCTGATTCTTGGGTTGGCCTTATTACAGCTTACAATGCAACATCAGCAAATTCAGGGATAGACAATGTTGGTATACTCTTAGAGAGCCAATACAATGAAACTATTACCCCGAGTGCTGTTTTTAGCGGTACAGCTGGAAGTAGGTTAGGCAAAGTAATCATCAATCCACTAGCTGTTTACAGAGCAGAAATTTTACAAGATGCAGCCAATGATGTTGCAGTTGAAGGAAGCTCTACAACTACGAACATATATGAGACTATTGCTACTACAAATGAAGCAATAGGTGCTTATATTTATTTTACTTACACTAGTACTACAGCAAAGATTCCAGGTAGTTTAAGGATGATTACAGATAGTGAGACGACTTACGCTGTAGTTCCAGCCTTACGTGCTACCCCAGCAACTTCAGATGTTTACATTATTATTAATCCATTAAATAATTACATTTTGAATTTAGATACTACAGCTACAGGACTTTCATCTGTAGATACACTTACAGAGGTAATGCAGAATGCGACAGGGACAAATTACAGAATAGTAGAAAGTTGGGTAGAAGCAGATGGGTTAGGTTATTTACCACTCAACTGTTACAAGAATAGAGATACCAATAGAATTTTAGGTTCTCTAGACGCTTTACCAGCTACTACTAAATTTTACAGTGATATTATTTCTAAAGACCATTTATTTGGTCCT